ACGTCAAGCCCAAAAGTAATTATTTTCAATTATTTTTCGGATGGGTTGTGATTTTCGTCTCATTTGAACGTCTAATAACTATGTAGACCTTTTTACGGTTTACGGACGGGGCAGAATGCGCGCCTATCCTCTATGGCTTTCAACGCTCAAAGCGCTAGCGCCCTAACCACTGGGAAACACTCTGCCCCAAACCTTATGTTGATGGTTCTAAAGCAAGTATAGTAATGATTATATACTTGACTTAGGGAACCGCTTAGAACCACTTTCCAGATAATGGAAAACCGCACGCCAAGCCCAACCGCTAACCCATGCCAAAGACTATCGCCCAAAGATTAGAGCAAGTCTTGATCCGCATCTGTGAGGACCCCAATGCGAGCATGGATCAAAAGCTAACGGCGAGCGCGCAACTCACGCAGATACGCAAGATAAAGCCGCGCCCCAGGGCGAAGCGTAAACCGCGCGCAACACTCCCAAACAGCGTGTTAGGTACAAGGGCATAGGGTAAACAAGCGACACGTAGCACGATTTTCCATTATCCGGACAACTATGGCGCGCAACAGGGACAAATACCGGCACGGCGCAACGCTCAAGAGATGCAAACTTGACCGCGCGATAGAGCAATGGTATGCGGAATGGATCAAAGAGATTCGCTATAGGCTGGACAGATGCGGCGACGGTCTGGACATAGGGTTATCGTGCTAGACGCGCGCAAACTGCCTGAACGCGCACAAGACTGCAACAGCCTAGATGAGCTCGCGCGCTGGATGCAAGCGAACAACGTCACAGAGTACATGCCTAGTGAATCGCTGGCGTTTCGACTAAAGATTGAGGCGCGCCCAACGTTCCGAGAATACGGACCAGCCTGCTAAGTACGAAACAGCTTGCCCGCAACGGATGTAATAAGACTGTAGAGAGTGTAAGACAGTCCAAGGGTAGAGATAGAGCATTCAAGTTGAGCGATGGGAGTTAGTTTCACCCGTCTGCCTTGGTTCACCGAATGCTGAAACCGACCTGATTACTGAAACCTTGTCCGGATAATGGACTCGCGCCCAAAGGATACAATGCTCGCCCAATGCCCTAAGCATGACATAGCCTATAAGCTGGTAGAGATCGAACGGGGAAAGACAATAGAAGTATGCGACTCGTGTGTAAGCGAAGCAAGGCATAAACTAGCGGAGATGTTCCCGTTCTCTCCGTTCTACACTGGCGACACGCTGCTCCAGCCGTTCACGTACCGCGAACACGCCTAATTGCTGAACACGCCCGACGAATAGGTTACGTGGAACTTTTCAGTGTGTTTTTACCGCGAAAATATCCGAATAATGGACAACACGACATCGAGACTAATCCTACGATTAGTCAACAGCCTTTAGAATCAATCACTTGACGCGGTATTGTGACGCGATTGTGTCAATTTCCCTTTGGTGAGTCGCTGAATACACTAGATGCCCGACTCGCAACAGTGTATCAGAGTCGAAAGCCAGTCATGTTACAGCGTGCTAACTCGTTTAGACTGAGTGAGTTAGATCGAGTCGCTGGCTGGCTAGAGTAGGGGACCCTAAAATCAGTTTCGGCTGGGGCGGGCCTTACCCCCTTGGCCGCCGCCGGTACCGCTACGTGACCTGGTCACCCCGAGGGTCTTTTCCTTTCATAAATACTAAAGTAATTTATTTAAATTACCAAAGTCATTTTATTTCCGGTTTCCAAATTGTAAACGGACCCCAGTCGTACCACCCATGACAACCTCCTCCCAGACCGCGGCCCGTATCTTCTCCTTCGAGAGCTGCAAACTGGTTCCATACAACGACGCTTCCGGAAACGCAACGGTGGGGGTGGGTCATCTCCTTCACCTCGGTCCGCTAAACGGTACGGAAAAGCCGATTACGATCCAGCAGGCTCTCTCGCTCTTCGCAGCAGACCTTGTCCACGTATCCGAGCGGTACATCAACGAGTTTGTCCGAGTGCCGCTGACGCAGAATAAGTTCGACGCACTCTCCAGCTTTACCTTCAACCTGGGTGCCGGTACCCTCCAGCACGTTATTTCCGAAACTGGACTCAACCAAGGCGGGTATGTAGAAGTTCCCCTCAAGATCCTGGAGTACAATAAAGCCCGGGTCAACGGGGAGTTGGTAGTTCTGGACGGCCTTACTAGACGAAGACAATTCGAGGTGGGGCTTTGGAACAGTGACCAACCGGGAGCTTAAGCAGCAATACAGGGTTTTCAACCGAAAGTACTTCGGAAACTCGTTGCCCGATATATTCGTAGGGTACGCTGATGTTTCGTCTGGGCACGCCGCGGAGTTTATCTCGTACGAAGACGGAACCTACCGAATCCATATTCACCCTCTGATCAAACGTCTGAAACTGGACAACTACTCTCTCTTGCTTTTGGTTCACGAGATGGCGCACTGTAAACTCCGGAACGCTCCGGCCCGGGTACGGTGTGGGCATGGAAAGATATTCCAGGACGAAATGAAACGGCTCGCCAACCTGGGGGCGCTCAAGGATCTTTGGTGACGCAGCTCGAACAGATTTATCACCTAGCCAACAGTCGGTATTTCCGCGGCAGGCTTAAGAACGTGAAGATCAAGTGGGTTCGAAAAGGATTTCCGAGTTCGCACATAATGGCGCGGACCCGATCGGTTCTGGGAACTGTCCCAAAAGGAAAACGCAAGTTCCTGATAGAACTAGACTGGGCTCTTCGTCGATACCGGTCCGTCACGATCATGACTGTAATCCACGAACTTGTCCACGTCGAACAATGGGATAAGGTCAAGACAGGTCGGGAACACGGTCGTCTTTTTCAGAACCGGATGAAAGATTTAGCTGCTAAAGGCGCGTTCAACGGTCTGTGGTAGCAGTATTTGTGGGGTCGGTTTACGCCCCTGACGCAACACAACTCACCCCTCAAAGGAAACAACAAATCATGGCACGTCAAGACTCCTCGTTCGGTATCCAGAATTTCCCGCAGACGGTTGCGGTCACTTCCAATACCCCGCTCCTCGCTCCTTCCGCTTCCGGAGTTTATCCGGGGCTCCCTTCCCCCGAGTTCCCGTTGTCCACCAGCTCTTTGCCCACGGGTCTTTTCGTTGGCATTCCCGCCGACATCGCGGGCAGCGTGTTCGACGGACACCCGTTCGAAGTCTCGCTCGCCCTCAAGGTAACCTCGACGGCCACCACCAATTTCCAGGTTAGCCTGTATAACGCTAAGAACTCCTCGTTTTCGGCGGGCTCTGGCGCGGGCACAGCGGGTGGCTATACTCTCGGCACGCTCGGCACTGGCTGCACCCTGCTTGTTACGGGTACCGGTACCGCTGGTCTGACGGCCTCGCAATCGATCAACTACTGGCTGAAGGCGCAGTTCGTTTGGGATTCGGTTACGAAGATCCTCGCCTACACGACCTCCACGGCCTACCTCAACGGAGCCTCGGTGGCAGCGGGCACCACGGCGAACGCTACGGCGGTTGGGCTGACGGATCTGAACTTCATCCCCTCGTTCACGATCGCTTCCGCTGCTACGACCTCGATCGTGGTCACGGAATTCGTCATTAACCGGCTCTAATCCATTTAGAATCAGAACCTTAGGGGGTGGAAACACCCCCGAGGAGTCCCAATGGAATTCCTGCTAGTTGCCGTGTTCGGCGTTGGGCTCGCGTTCCTGATTATCCTGGCGATCGGCCAGTACCTGACCCTCGAAGCTATCCGGTTTGAACTGGAGGAGTACGCAGAGGATTGCAGGGAGGTCGAGCGGATTACGGACGACCCGAGAATCAAAATTCATTACAAGGCTGTAGCCAACCGGTTGTCCGGAGTGCTCGGCAAATACTTTCCGGAGAACTAAATGGCCAATTCTCTCAACAGTTTACCCCTAATTATTGATACGGATATTACTTCGTATCGTACTACGTCAGGTGAACGACTCCAAGGCATCCGTGTCCAAAAGCTGACGCTGGCCGTCGGGCCCGGTGGGGCTTCGACCGCGGGCACCGTTACGATCACGGCTCCGTCTGATAGCTCTACGCTGTTCCCCCCGATGGTTGTGCCCGGTTCGTCCGCGGCGAACACCATCCTATACGTAGACAACCCGGATTCAGGTGACTACCTGACCTGGCGGGACTTCGCCGTTACTGGACTTACTGCGACGGGAACGCGCTTGTTCCTCTGGTGGACGGTCTAATGCCTGATCAGAAGAAAAAAGGCGTCGTCGTCAAGGTAAAAGTTAAAGTCAAGGTCCCGGTTTCGGGGTCCAAAAAACTAGTGGTCAGGAAATAACATTATGGCAAAAGAACACTCACGAGCGAAGTCAGCCCTCAGCGGCGGCCACAAGTCAAAGTCTGGCGGCAAGCCCCATTCGATCCACGTACGCCGCGGGCATTCGGGCGGGTTTGTAGCAACCCACCACCACAAGCCGGACGCAGACGGCCAGATGCAAGAGCCGGAAGAACACGTGATCCCCGACATGCAAAGCCTTAATCAGCACATGAGCGATTCGATGGGTGACCAGCCTCCTGCTCCCGCCGCCCCGGATCCAGCCGCCGCGCAAGCTGCCGCTCCTCCCCCGGCTGCTGGCGGCGCACCGGCAGGAATGTAATGGGCTGGTTCTCCAGGTCCAAACCTACCGTTTCAGTTACTCCCGTATCTCAGCCTCTTCCCCAGGTAGCAGCACCCACAGTTACACCCAAGGACACCTCAATGAGCTTTATCACCGCACTTGAAAGCGACATCTCCAAGGTAGAGAAAGTCTTGGAATCCTGGTGGGGCAAAGAGCCCGCCTTCTATAACGTTCTGAGCGTCGGCGTAAACATCGTCGGCATCTCGCTCGAAACGGTATTCACGATCGACGGTAATGGCCCGGCGGCCACCCTCGTTGGCAACATCGTCTCCAAGGCGCAGCAGGAACTTCTGGCTGTGAATACCTTGGTCAAGACGGTCGGTCCTACCCCCACGGGTAAGAGCCTGCTGGCTGGTGTCGCTTCAGATGTAAGTCAACTCGAAGCTGCGGCCAACATCACTGATCCGAAGAGTGTGGCTGCGTTGACGTTGGCGGTCAATACCCTCAACAACCTAGTTGCCTCCTTCCCGGTTACCGCTCCGACTCCTGCTCCTGCTGCTTAATTCCAGATAATGGAAAAGGTTCGCTCCATCCTCCGCGACTTAGCCTTGGTTACGTATATCGTGGCCGGGGTTATGTTGTGTGTCCTGCTCTACAAGGGATTCGGGATCGTGGGCGAGGTGAACACGGCTCTAACCACGGTCAACCAACCGTGCGCTCCCGGCCCCTGCGGCCTGCTGGCAAATTTGGGTAAGACTACCACCAAGGTAGGTGACGCCATAGTCACAACCCAGATTCAAGAGCAGGCGATAGGAAAAAAAGTCGGAGCCACGATGGACAGTCTCGGCACGATCCCCGGTCACGTCAACACCGCATTAGACGGGCTGACACAGACTGAGGGAACGGTAAGCCAGAGTCTTCAGACGGTGACGGCGGGAACCACGCGATCGCTAAACGGATTGGATGTTGCAGTACTCGACACCGATACCGTGATCAAAGGGTTTGTACCGGCGCAGACTGCCCTCCAGAAGTCCATCACTGACTTCGACACCCTGATCACCAACCCCGCGATCAGCCAAACGCTGGGCAACGTGCAGGTAGTCACCAGCGAGCTCGGCACCACGGTCGCCACGGGCAACCACATGCTGGACACCGCCGACAAAGTAGAAACCAAGGCTACGTACCGGTACCTCAACCCCTCGAAGAACCCGTTTGTGCGGGCCTACTATGTGGTCGAGCCCTTCTTCTTACCATCAGCCACTATCGCAGGAGCTTTGCTGGCCCACTAATATGAGTGATAAATGGCAACGGTCTTCAGAGAAACATTCGGTTTCAATACACTCAGACGGGTTCGATCCGCCTATGTCGTTCACGTTGACCCGGTGGGACAACGGCAGCGTCACCTTTTCCGCCGCACCCGTAGGAAAGTTTGAGTCGAGTGTAGTTGATATCCACGTTCCTGTTCCCGACGATCAACTCGATCCACGCTCCGGTCCTACCTTCTTAATGTGGCCGTACTCTCTGGTCAAGTGGGGCATCAAGCACCTCGGCACGACTCAAACTGAAACCGAAGCTCTGAACCCCAAGCAGGTCCTCAACAAATGAACCCAGAGATTCTTGAACGGATCCAGTTTTACGTATCGAGCACCCGGCGGATATCAGCCATCGCTGCCCGCAACCTACACGAAGCCGGACACCACACTCTGGCCGCGGAACGGGACAACGAAGTCGCTTACGCCGACCTGATCCTCAAGGATCTCCAGACGGAAAATCATGCCGCTTGAGTTCAACAAAACCCACACATACCTCCGGCTCTACTTCAACCACCGAAACGACTTCCCCAATGTGTGGAGCGTAGACGACGGTGACCCGACCAACGAAGTCAAAGTAGCCGAGCTGATCATAGAAGGCATCGGCCTGGCTAAGTTCAACGGTGAGGCGCGGTCAGAACACTCTCCCGTCGCTTGGATCGAGTACCCGCAGGCCAAGTGCTGGATCGTCGAGAACATCATGGTCATTTCGAATGAGCCTGAATACTAGGTTTCCGACAACGCCTGCACTTCTTGAGTTTGCAGAGTCCGTAGTGGCAAAATAGCTTACGGCACTTCTTGCACTTGTCTCGACGTATTCCGCTCATGTTTTTGCCTCCACTTTGGTACCGTAATCTCCGTGTTGGCGTTTCGCTATCTGCCGTTTGACCAGTTCTCGGGAAGTCACCTCGACCGCACCCAGTTCAACTGCCTTAGATCGCTTAGCTAGGCACACGTCGAAGTGTTCCTTGTACGTCCCGGGATACTGAATCCACTTTCTGCGGACTCCGATCGCGTCCACCATTGCCAACAGCTCTTCAGTGGTATCGGCGCTCATGTGGCACATGATCATCCGCCCATAGCCCGCTTGCATGTCGTCTACGTAGACACTCACTGCGGATCGCCCGTCCCGCCCGAGTAGTGCGTGATCTCCACAACGATCGGTGGATCGGAGCGGAGGGAAGGTTCCTTGCTCTTGTATAACTTGCAAACTCCTCGACTTTCTCCGTACGGATGGTCCGTCTTTTTCCCGCCACAGGTCGCGCAACTAGTATCTTTTTCGCTCATCCCGTATTCGCTCATCCCGTAATTGTACCACACTTGTCCAGATAATGGAAAGGACCCCGTGAAAATTTCAAAGCGCGATATCGAAAGTATGCTAGGCATCCTCGACTACCGCCCCGAAGAGACTGAAACCTCCTGTACCTTCCGCCGGTATTCTCTGACTGCTGCACGAACCCCCGCAGGCGTCCTCGTAGAGTGGTTCAAAAAGAATACCCGGGAGCCAATCGAAGCCGACGGATTCTGCTAAACAATGCCCGAAGTCCCCGACAATCAAGATCGCTTCGACCTCCTATGCCAAGAGCACGGCGGCGACAGCAAAATCCCGAACGAAGAACTCTACACCTACCTGCTCTCAGTGCGGGAAGATCTGATCAACGTAGCCTCCCTTGGGATTGAGCACATCCGGGCGTCGCGGCTTGGTATAGAAGTTCGCCGTCGCTGCCAGACCGACTTGATGTGGATGGCCCGGTACTTCACCTGGGGCACGAACCCGATCTCAGACAATGGCCTCCTCCCCTTCGAGGAAAACATCTTCGACGAAGAGTACTACGGGGCCTTCCCCAAACTCTTTACCCAGAAAGACCCGTCCAAGCCCCTCAACCAACAGTCTGAAGTCAAGACTCGGTTGTTGCTATGGCCCCGCGGCGGCGCAAAAAGCACATTCGACCACATCGACACTGTTCAGTGGATCCTCTGCTTCCCCGCCATCCGCATCCTCTACCTGACCGCCGAGAAGAGCCTGGCAGAAGGCTTCGTCGGAGAGATCAAGGGCCACTTCTACATCAAAGAAGAGCCGTCGCTGATGAATCTCTTCTGGCCGGAGTTCTGCGTAGAAGAAGGCAAAGCCGGGGCGATGAACACCTTCACCTGCCCGGTGTACGCCGCCAAGAAGACGGGCCGCAAGGAACCCACGGTCTACGCCTCCTCGGTAGGCAAGAACAAGGCTGGCTGGCGTTACGAACTGATCAAGGCCGACGACGCGGTGTCCGACACCAACTCTGAGACCGCCCTGCTGTGCGAGAAGATTTCGCGCGCGCTGTTCCTGGCCGAGAAGCTGCTGGCGTTGGGCGGCTACTACATCGACTACATCGGCACCCGGTACGCCGACGAGGACCACTACGGCGTCCTGCTCTCCAAGAACCTGGGCGACATCCAGATCACCAAGGGTGTTGGCTGGGAGTTCATGGAGAACAAGTCCACGAATTCCAACATCCTCATCGGCAAGGCCATCCAGATCAAGCCCGAAGTAGCAGAGGCTCTGGAGCGCGAAGGCAAGCCGGTCACCTACCACGAAGCGGGCCCAGACGGGTGCATCCTCCTGATGCCCCACAAGATGAGCTTCAACTGGTGCATGGTGGATCTCGCCAAGGATGAGAAGTCCTTCGAGGGCCAGCGCAACCAGAACCCCCGCAACGCCTCGCAGATCGGCTTCGACCGGGCCATGCTCCTCAAGGCTACCGTCCCGTTCACCAGCCTGCCCCGCGTCGGGCCTTGCTCGCAGGTGTGGGACTTGGCCTCCAGCCAGAAGAAGGGCAGCGACTTCACAGTCGGCACCTCGATTG